TTACCAAAAGTGCTAAAAGCAAAAGCCTATATTGCGCAGGTTACTACATTATTAAGTTCGATAAAGGCTGGGTTAAGAGTTTTTGTCCCAAACTAATTACTGTAGAACGATATGAAACAAAAGGTCCTTTTAAATCTGATTTAGAAATGCGCCAGGCGTTGAGCAATGCTAATGCAAAATGAACCCTTAAACACATCTAGTATACAGCAATTTATTATGCAAGTTAAAAATGCTGACGCAAGTAACTCTAGAGAAGTAAAACTTACTTTACAACAAGCTAAAAATTTAGCATATACACTAGGTGTTACAATGGCTAGACTTGAAGGCGATCTTGAAAGATACGTTAAAGAGAACTCGGGCGGATCAGAAGTTATTGAAGTACAGTTAGACGGCGGAACAGACTGGAAGTAAACTGCGTAGATAACTTAAAAAAGAGATAAATATATGCGTATATAATTTAAGGAGTATACGCATATGAGCAGACCTAAACCTACTGTATTATTAGAATATATAGATAAAAAAACATACAGGGCAGAACAAGTCTTAGATGCTGATGCTATTTGGGCCGTTTTCTATAATGGAAAGCCATTTAACTTAAAAAGTAGTAATTCTATTACTAACTATCCGGGCCCAAAATATAAAAAGGTATCATTTTCAAATCCGGGTCACGCACACAATCTAGCAAAAAAATTAAATGAAATGTTTAATACTGACGAGTTTTCAGTTTATATGCTAGACAATGGCATTGCAGTTGTAGAAGAATGAACTGGAAAGAAACCTATACTAAGATCTTTCTCAATCAATTAGGTAAAACTTCAAACGATATTACAGTTAAGGAATATTCACCTTTATGGTGGAAGAATACTAGAACCCAAGGCGGACTTCGACTAACTGATCTTGGGTTTGACGTATTAACAGAAATCGACCTTACTTCATACGAAGTTCCATATCCAAAAGATATGCCAATGACTACCCAAGTTATTATATTTTTAGACAAGTTTATTGATTGTCCGTATTACCTTACAAATAGAGCAATACACGTTACTAGCGAAAAGAAAGCAATGGAATTACATTTGTTTAGTGGTGATTTGCGAAAATACGGGCTCACAAAGGCATTAAAACGGCAAAATAACGAATAATTCTGTAAAAAAGTCTTGACATTTACTGTATTGATGCTATACTATATGTATAGTTTAAATAATGCACTAAAGCAAAGAGGGAATACATTATGGAAAACGTAGCACTACGCACAGTTAGCCCAAACGGCGCAAAGAAATCAATCAAACACGCTATGAAAAAGAAGCGTCCAATCTTCCTATGGGGGCCACCGGGTATTGGTAAGTCAGAAGTTGTTGAACAAATTACTGATAGCTTTTCAAATTCACACTTAATTGACATTCGACTGTCTCTTTGGGAACCTACAGACATTAAAGGTATTCCATACTTTGACAGCAACACAGGCACAATGGTTTGGGGTGCTCCTAGCGAACTTCCTACAGAAGAGTTTGCGGCACAATACGACTACATTGTACTTTTCCTAGACGAAATGAACTCGGCAGCGCCAAGCGTACAAGCGGCAGCATACCAGTTGATTTTGAATCGTAAGGTTGGCACTTATAAGCTACCAGACAATGTAATGATTGTTGCGGCTGGTAACCGAGATGCTGACAAAGGCGTTACATACAGAATGCCTGCTCCGTTAGCTAACCGCTTTATCCACTTAGAACTTGCAGTATCATTTAATGACTGGTTTGAGTGGGCTATCGAACATAAGATACACAACGATGTTGTTGGTTTCTTACAGTTTAGTAAGAAAGACTTGTACGACTTTGATCCTAAAAGTCCATCGCGTTCATTTGCTACACCACGTAGTTGGTCGTTTGTAAGCGAGCTACTAGAGGATGATTTAGATGCTGAAACTACTACTAATTTAGTTAGTGGTGCAGTAGGCGAAGGGCTTGCTGTTAAGTTTATGGCTCACCGCAAGGTAGCATCAACAATGCCTAATCCAAGTGATATCCTTAAAGGCACTGTTAAAGAGTTAAAGACTAAAGAAATTAGTGCTATGTACTCGCTAACTGTGTCGCTATGTTATGAACTTAAAGAAGCGGCAGACGCAAACGATAAGATGTTTGATGACAAAGTTAATAACTTCCTGCGCTTTGCAATGGATAACTTTGAAACTGAGCTAGTTGTAATGGGTGTTAAAGTTGCACTTACACAATATGCTTTACCAATTGACCCAGATGAAGTAGAATGTTTTGATGAATTCCACGAAAGATTTGGTAAGTACATTAAGGCTGCACAGCAGTCTTAATAGTAACAAGAACGAGTTCTTCGGAGCTCGTTCTGTCTTTGTGGTTGACATATATGCTAAAGATGCTATAATATATGTATAAGTTAATAAAGAAGGGACAATAAGATGAGTGTAGCAGGTACAAAACGTTGGCAAGCTGATCCAGATATTACTCCAAAAGCATTAGAAATAATGCGTGTAGAAGTATATGATCGAATTATTGTTGCACGAGTAGGCTTACTACTTCGTCATCCGTTCTTTGGTAATATGGCTACACGTTTGCGAGTCGTTGCTGCCGATGATTGGTTACCTACTGCCGCTGTAGACGGACGTAACTTATATTATAATACGCAGTTCTTTAACGCAATGAACAATAAAGAAATTGAGTTTGTTATTGCACACGAAATTTTACATTGTGTATTTAATCACTTAGATAGACGCGACGACCGCGACCCTATGCTGTATAATATTGCCGCTGACTATATTGTAAATAATCTATTAGTACGTGATCGCATTGGTGTTATGCCAAGTATTGTTGATTGCTATCAAGACTTTAAATATGATAACTGGAGTTCAGAGGATGTATACGACGACTTATACGATCAAGCAGAACAAAACGGTAAAGAGTTTTTAGAACAGCTTGGCGAAATGTTAGATGAACATTTAGATGCAGAAGGCGCAGATTCAGATTCCGGTGATGCTGGAGAAGAAAAAGATGCAAACGGCAATAACGTATCTAAAAACCGTCCAAAGTATTCTAAAGAAGAACTTAACAAAATTAAAGACGAAATTAAAGAAGGAATGATTTCTGCGGCACAATGTGCAGGAGCAGGCAATACCCCCGGTGAAGTTACACGTATGATTAAACATCTTACAGAACCTAAGATGAACTGGCGTGAAATTATTCAACAACAGATTCAGAGTACTATACGTAACGACTTTACATTCCAACGTCCTAATCGTAAAAGTTGGACTACTGGTGCTATTTTGCCAGGACAGAATTTTGATGAATCAATTGATATTGCAATTGGAATTGATATGTCAGGTTCAATTGGCAATGCACAAGCTGAAGACTTTTTAGGTGAAGTAAAAGGCATTATGGAACAGTATGCAGCCTACAATATTAAGTTATGGTGCTTTGACACTAAAGTATATAATGAACAAGAATTTACAGCAGACTGTGGTGAAGATTTAACAGAGTACGAAGTTATGGGCGGTGGCGGCACAGACTTTGATGCTAATTGGATTTATATGAAGGAACACGATATTGTTCCTAAGAAGTTCATTATGTTTACAGATGGCTATCCGTGGAACAGTTGGGGCGATGATGATTATTGCGACACAGTGTTCTTAGTTCACTCACATCCTGATAAAAATTTACAAGCACCATTCGGAACAACAGTACACTACGAGGAAGCAAGTGCATAAATTAAAAGAACCAAATGCACTTAATCTTTTTAATATTAGGAGAAGCAAAGTATTTGTTCCTCACTATGAATACATATCCATTCCTTACACATATAATATAGAAGAATCGTTAAATAAATGGGTAAAAGGACATCTAAAAGGTAGGTACTTTTTAGGTAAAACAGTTGATGTTAATAATTCAACTAGCAAGATTGAAAGTGCAATAAAGATAGGCTTTGAAGACGGTAAAGAATTAGCGTACTTTATGTTAGCTTGTCCACTTTTAAAATATTAATCATTAAATACGCATATATACTTTACAAGGAGAAAAAATATGGCTGATGAAAACAAAAACGAAGAAGCAGTAGCACCACAAACAGATGCACCAGAAGCACCTGCGGCGGAACTTACTGTTCAAGATCTTACTTCAATTAAACAAATCATAGATGTTGCATCACAACGCGGTGCGTTTAAAGCAAATGAAATGGCTGTAGTAGGAACAACATATAACAAATTGGAATCTTTCTTAGGTGCAGTTCAAGCAACACAAGAGCCCAAGGAAGAACCTAAAGGAGAATAGAAATGGCATTAAAACACGTAGGTAGAGATGCAAAAACTCACCGCAAAGTTATTGTAGCATATAGAGTAGTGCCAGGGGAACCTGATAACTGTCTTATTATTAAAACTGAAAGTTTAGATGCTGCATCACACGACTCGTTAATGACTGCTGTTGAATCAAATGCTGGTCAAAACGCTGATGAATTTGCAGAAGCAATGTTTAGGACTACTTTACCAGATGGGCTGAATATGCTTACAGGTTTGCAAAAATACGGCAAACTAGTAAAAGTACCAACTGCTAGTATTGATATGACACCTGATACAAAATCTTCAATTAATCTTGCTGAACTTAATAAGGTTATTGCTGAACAAAAAGGTGTTACTATTGCTGATCTTGCACTTAAAGGCAAAGACGGAAAGACTGTAGTAGCAAAAGATGCAGATCACGGAGTTGATCCTGTACAAACATATAGTTCAGACGCACCTGTATCTCAAGACAGTGTTTTAACTGACGCAGATCTTGCGGCGCAGTATCGTTCACAGGCAGATGCTTTATTTAAAGAAGCACAGACTTTGAGGAAACAAGCAGAAGAATTAGTCCCTACAAAGAAGAAGACTAAATCTGATGCAAAAGAAACCGCCTAAAAAGCTCCCCAAAGAAGTAATTAGCCATTGGCCGGAGGTATTCAAGGACATAAACATTGATGTTGTGCCGCTTGAATACCTCCATTCAATTCGCATCGAGTTTGCTGATGGAAAACTTTGGGAGATCGACGTAAATACTGACAAAACTCCTCCAGAAGAATTAGAAAAATCTCTTGAAGATTTATTCGAACAGTATAAAGATCACATCCGAAACATTGATTTTAGATTAAACACTCAAAAAGTTAAAAGTGATATCAAAGCACGTACGAGTCGATTCCTTAAATTAAGAAAGTAGCTTTACTTCCATTCGGATAAATACTAATAATAAATAAATATGTTACCAGGAGTTAATTAGAATGGCATTACAAATCAGACGTGGTTTAGAGAATGAACGCACCGCAGGCGGAGGCGTAGTATTCGCAGAAGGCGAATTAGTATATGTAACAGACACCGATGCACTGTATGTGGGAGACGGTTCTACAGCAGGCGGCGTAAAACTAACAGACAATGCAGGAGCAGTGCTTGGCAGTTATATTACCGCAGACACAGTTAGTTCAACATTAGATCTACAACAAAATTTAGACTTAAACGGCAAAGACATTATCGGTACAGGTAATATTAATATTGCTGGTACTATTAATGCTACTGGCAATGTAAACATTGGTGACGATGTTAACACGGACACGGTAGACTTTGCAGCAAAAATAACAAGTTCATTAACTCCGAACGCAGACGCTACATACGACTTAGGTACAACTTTACTAAAATGGAATAACATACACGCAGTAAGACTTGACGGTGACGTTGAAGGTAGTGTATTTGCAGATGATTCAGGAATATTAGTAGACGGTGTAGCTGGCAAGATTGTTGGTGCAGTAGATACAGCAAGTTTAAGAACAAGTGAATCAAAAATTGCACTTGGTGAGAATGCAGGTCAAACAAGTCAAGGTTCTAGTTCAGTAGCAATTGGTAGCGGTGCTGGTCAAACTACTCAAGGATACAATTCAGTAGCTTTAGGTTGGTCTGCAGGTGCAACTACACAAGGTAATAATGCTGTTGCATTAGGACGTAGAGCTCAATTTACTGGCGGAGGTGACGGTGCAGTTGGAATTGGATATAATGCTGGTAACAATGGTCAAGGTGCTAGTGCAGTAGCAATTGGATATGATGCAGGCCGAACTAACCAAGCCGCAAACTCAATTGTATTAAACGCAACAGGTTCACAATTAAACAACACCACAGCAAGTAGTTTAGTAATTAAACCAGTACGTGATGCAGTTGGTACAACCGCAGTAATGTACAACGCTACAACAGGCGAAGTAACACATACAGCAACTCCTGCATTTAATTTACAAGGTAATTTAACTGGTGATGTAACTGGTAACGTAACTGGCAGTGTTAAAGGTTCAGGTGGCAGTGCAGTACTAGCACCAAACGCAGGTCCAGCAGATGCTGTACTTAGTATACTCGATATAACAGCAACCGGTACAATTGGTGGCAACTTAACTGGTGATGTTACAGGTAATGCCGACGGTGATCATACTGGAACATTCGCAGGCGTTATTACAGCAACAGGAACATTTGATGGTGATATAACAGGTTCAGTATTTGGTGATGATTCAACATTAATTGTTGATGCTATAAACAAAACACTGACTGGTAATGTTACAGGTAATGTTACAGGCGACACAGCAGGCGTACACACCGGAAATATATTTACAAACTTAATTGATAGTGCAGATAGTTCAGCTATTATTGTAACTCCAGTATTCCAAGTAGAATCAGATCTTATTGCAAGTAATGCATTAATTGTTGGTACTGGTAATGTTGCAGGTCCTGGATCATCAAACGTAATTCTAAAAAATACAGGTGAAATATTAGCAAATACAATTGTAGCAGGTAACTTTGGTGCAGGAGCTCCGGGTATTGAAATTAATGCTATTTCTAAGGTTGGTTTTAAAGAAGGGGTAACATTTGAAAAAGACGTAAGTTTTTACAAAGAACTATCTCTATTGACTATTGCAGGCGTATCGACAGGTTCAGTAAGTGTAAAAACATTTACAGGTGACCCAGATGTCGACGCAGAAATTGCAGATGTAAGCAACTATAACAATCACTTTGTCGCAACTTCATCAAAAGTAACATTTGGCGTTCCGGCACAAATGGCAGTAGTAGCAGACGATACTGCTAGAGGAACATTAGTTCCAAGTCCGGCAGCAGGTATGATGTTGTTTATGACATCTGGTTCAGCGCCAAGTGCAACTACTCAACTACAAGTTTATAATGGAACTGCTTGGGTTAACGTTTAATACGTAACTTAAATTAAGTCACAAAAAAAGGAGCGTTAATGCTCCTTTTTTAATGTCTAATGTTTCTTATACTTTAAGAACACATTCAACTAATTTTTCTTCTTCTGTGCTATTAGTTTCTAGTGCAATACCTACTAATGCTGTAGTAGCAATAGTTGTACTTACTCCATCTGCCATTGCATACACTGCTTGACCTTTTGTAACTGGACCTTTTACTCTTACTGGCAAACGTCCTTTAAGACCAATGTATTGTCCTTCGGCTTTACTATTCATCATAAGTGCTGGATCTGTTGATACAACTCCTATACAAAAACTACTTGCAACTGCTGGAACAACTTCTGCATCAGTATCATCAGTGCCTACTGCAACTGCTGTACCTGCTGGTATTTCTTCTGCTGTTGAATATTTTTCTGCCAAGTCAGCATATTCTGCTTCGGTAGCAGTACCGATAAACTTCTTACCTGTTTCGAGTTCGATGCCAGTAGCCTTAACTGACCCTATTAAACTACTATTATGTGTGAAAGTAATATTTGCGCCAGATGCAACTGAAACATTACTAGTACCATTAGATATTGAACTAGTACTTACACCGCCAACACCTGACGAAATAGCATTATCAACTTGACTTTGTGTATATGTTTCTGCCTTAGAATAAACATCTAAATTAGTTCTTGCTGCGGACGCCGTGGTGCCTGCAGTACCACCTTGCGCTATTGCTAATGTACCTGATGCTCCTGCTAAATTAAGTGTAGCTGCAACAAGCGTACCGCCAACAGTTAAGTTATCAAAGAAACCATCTTTTGTTGTGTTTGCTTCGTTCATATCTCCAACAAATTTAACACTTGCTGTAATTGTTGAACCGCCTACTGTACCTGCTGAAATATTACCTGCTGCAAAAGCACCAGTTCCATCTCGTGCAACAAGAGTGTTATTAGAATTTGCACTACTCGCGTCTAACCCAAGTTGTACACTTCTAGATTCGCCGCCTGGCCCATCTTGTACACCGTCAACAAAAATGTTTATATAATCGCTTTGTCCGGCTTTTGTTCCTATACTTTGTACATAGTTACCTGTTGTATCAGTTCCAAGTGCAACACTATTACCGCTTGCAGTAACATTTAAAGTAACTCCAGCGGAACCATCAAATGATGCACTACCGCTTACATCGCCACCTAAAGTTAATGTTATTGGTGCTGCCCATTTAGCTGCTGTAGATGCTTCGCCGCTTACATTACCAGTAAATAGGTTTGCGTGTAGGCCGCCGGTAGCATCTCTAATTGCAACACTATTAGAAACAGGAGTGCCGCCGTTTGCTACACTAGCTGTTCTATACTCGTATGTGTCTACTCCGGTCGAAACTTGAACTGTAGCAGCTCTTGTAGCTAGTCCGTTAAACTGATTAGCAAACAAATGACCGCTACTGTCTCTTAGTGCTAGTTTATCTGCTGTGCTTGCTGTAGTAGCATTTACATACGTAGTTGTGCCGTCTACTTGTACACTGTCAGCTTTAGTAACTCGTGCTGTAAGGGCTGCTGCTGCGTCTGTGCTGTTGTATAAGTGCGTTCCGCGGAAACTAGTACCAAAGATGTCACCTACGCTATCTCTTGCTACAAGGGTATCTATTGTGTTTGCTTTGTCAGCAATTTTATATGTACCATTGCTTAGAAGTGCATTTGCATTATCAGCAATACCTCTAAAGTTTATAGAGTGTACTTCATTCCATCGTTTAGTTGAACTACCTAAGTTAAAAATTCCACTAGATGCGTCTGCACTAGGAAGTATACCTGTTGCTGTAATTTGTGCTGGAGTTAATGTGCTGCCACCACTGTCTTTTACTTTTAAGTTTATATCTGCGCCATTAACAGTTGATTCAATAGTTGGATCATTTGAACTAACTTTTAATAAAAATTCGTTGTTTGGACCAATTTGTAAACCATCGTTATCGTCAATGTCTACTTGTGTAGTAAACACAGGATTTGTACGTTGTACAAATTCTGCTGCAAGTGTGCCGCCTAAGCGTAATGCATTTGAAGAATTACCGTGGAAACTATAATTTCCTGTAGTAACACCGTCATTTGCATTTTCAGTATTAACTAATGTAATACCCTTTTTAATTCTGTCAAACCCGCTAATAGCATTTGAATCATCAAGTACAAATTCATCATTACTAGTAATCATTACTACAACATTATTAATCCAAGTTTTAAGAATTTTATGCTGGTACGGTGACGGGTCTGTTTGTCCTGCATATAAACTATCAAATACAGTTACGTCTTCAATTTCTGTTTTAATAGCGCCTGATGCTTTGGGTCCAATAAGTACAAACGGATCGCCCGAAGGTGCTCCATTGTGTGCATAAAGTTGACTTGTAGAATCGTCCCACCATAAGTCACCTTTGTTAACATTCGCTGCTGTAATTGCTGCACCAGTTGGTTTTGCTCCAATATGAACGTTTCCAAGGGGAACAAAAACGCTTTCGGTGTTACCGTCATATGCTTTTATTTTTTTGGCCGTTGAATCAAACCATAACTGACCTGCAATTGGCCTTGGTGGTTGATTTGCTCCAGCAAAGTTTTCTAAAAGATAAACAAAATTTTCATTTTGTATTTCGCCATAACCTGCGTAGTTTTTACCTATTAATTTTAGGTCTGTGGTATTATCAATTGTACCATCTTCGACTACTGCAAGTTCGTTATTGCGAGTATTAAATATTGTATAAGCCATTCGTTAACGTCCCCTATTACGATATAGTATTTATCGCATTCGTTGCATTTATAATTATGGTGCCCAACCTGCAGGCGGAATACTATCACCTGGAGCTTCACCGTATGGTCCAATAGCAGATGTTGTCCAGGTGTTTGTTCCCGCAACGTCGACTACTTTGTAATAACGTTTTACTCTGGTAGAAGCCGGTGTTCCAGCACCATCATCAGCTTTAATAGTAACATCACCAGATACACTGCTAATGAAACCAATAGAGTCAATTAACTGTTGGTTGTTACTACCGCTTGAACTTGGAGCTGCTCCGTAAGGATCTACAGCATTAATATCACTAAAGTCAACACCTATACTTGATACTTGGACTGCATCTTGTACGTTAATTCCTGATACTGCTCCTCTTAGTGAAGTAGTAAGAACTCTTGCAAAAGTACCTATTCGTAATTCGTATGGTGGATATAAAAACGTCATTGTATCTATAATTTGGGCGCTGAGTGTTGCAAAGCCAGTTTGCGGCATATCAGTTACATCTAATTGTAGTGAAATAGTCTTGCTTTCCATACGTGTGTCAACGTAGTCTTTGTTAGCAACGTCAGCTGTATTACCAGTGTAATATTGTGTAGTTGCTGCTCCAGTAAGCATTACATTACTAGCACTATTTTTAAATGTAACAGTACCAGCACTGTTAATTTCTAATGCACTGGTTGTAGTAATAGTCGGTGTGCCGCCTAATTCGTCAAGTGTCATTGAACTATGGACTCGTAAACGATCCATAATGCCCACATCTCTTAAACCAGTTGCTTCTTCAATTGCTACACCTAATTCGTGAAATGTGTTTCCGACGTTTTCTTGTATCATTGTGACATCGTCAATTTTATATGCTTTGCCATTTACAAGATTTATGCTGTCACTAAATTCCCAGTTAGTTCCATTAACAATATCGTTAATCCACAAAATATGTTTGTCATTTGCATTTGAAATATCCGGGGGACCTTTCAAAATCACTCCGCCGCCGCCAGCAGTTGCATTTGTTCTCTGTGCAACACTACCGATGTTTACTTCTGCTACTAGGTCTTCTTGAAATAATGTTCCTACTGCGCCTCCAGTAAGTGTATTGGTGCTTGCAGTAAATGTACCGGTTCTAGGTTCTAAAGTTAACTGCGTTCGGTCTGTCGATATGCTTTTATAAAAGCCACTAGCATTAGTTGTTTGCTGTGTAATAATTTCATTTGCTGCTAATTGAGAAGTAACTGATGATCCCAATGCTGCATCTAGTGTAATAACGGTATCTGCTGCGCCGATTTCAATGTTATAATCGTCTACAGTAAGAGTAGTTGTTTCAATTGTAACACTGCTGCCTTGTACTGTTAAATCGCCTCTGATAATAGTATTGCCATTTACTTCTAAGTTTGCTGCTGGTAATGTACCTGCATCAAGATTAATACCAAACCCTCTATTAGACGGATTAATAACTATTCCGTCATAGTCAGTGTCGCCCAATAGTCTATATCTAAACGTATCATTAATTGCGTTATTTTGAAGAACTGTTCCTTCTGCTGTAACAAATAGTCTAGTTTGTCCACTGCTACCTACAGTTAATCCAGCTTGGTTTTGTATAAACAGTGATCCAGTAGTAGTACCGTTTGCACCAGATGGTAAAAATTGTCCTGCTGTTTTTCTAATTCTTAATCCAGTATCAGGATCTATTGTGTCAGTAATTAAAGAATTAGCAGCATCAGCTACACCATATATTCTAAAATTATCTTCATCAACAAAACTAATGCCTTTTCTAATACCGGTTGTTATTCCTAATTTTGATTGTTCTTCTAGTGTAGGAGTGTAAATATCATTACTAACATAAGCCACTAGTGTTCCGCCAACATACATTTTTAGTAGTGTATGATCAACTGCTGACCTGTCACGTACTGTATCTACTTCCCATCCACTTAGACCTTGAGCATTTTCATAAACAGGGCCCACTAATACAAGATCAGTTCCATCAAAGAAGTATAATTTATTAGTTGAATTATTAATCCAAATATCACCAGCAACCATTTGTGGTTGTGTATTCTGTACAATTGGACCATTTGATTTAAATGCTGCGCCGTCGTATACTTTTAATCTTGCTTCTGATGTATCGTACCATACTTGCCCTTTAATTGGAGTCGACGGGGCTCCGGAACTAGCAAAGTTTTCAAGAAGCTTAATTAAGTTTTCATTAAGTGCTTCACCAAATCCTACATAGTTTCTTCCTATAAGTGTTAAGTCAGAGGATGTAGTATCTATTTGACCGTCTACTAACTCAGTTAGTAAAGTTCCGTCGGTTTTATTAAGTTTGTAAGCCATTAATTGTCTTCTCCTGCATAAATTAGGTAGTTAAGTGTTACAAACGGATTTAAAATATCAAACGCTTGGCCAACAGTACTTTGAGAAAGTATGCCGCCTGTTCCTGCATATAATGCACCCGATGCTGTACCTACTAAATCTTGATCTACTGTAGTATGATCAGCTGCAACGTTTTGCACGGTTGCATCAGGACTCATAGCATAAAACTGCGAACCTGCTGCTTCTGCTCCTGCTCTATCGTTAATCATATCGTGTTCGTGTTCTGGTAGGTTAGTAATAGCAAGTGTTACTCGTTCTACACCACTTTTACCACCGTGTTGATCAGCAGCATCACTTACTACAGTATTAGCCGACCCTCTCTTACCCATACTATCATTTCCTAGTGGAAATCTTCCTCGCATATCAGGAACAGCAAAATATTGATCTGCTACACCTTGTTCACTATCAACATCACCTTTTGGTTTAAAACTGTATGCTATTTTTCCAAACAATGTACCAAAAGAAGTAATTAAATAATTAGACCCGTCACATACTAACCACCCTGCAGGCAATGAAATATTAACGTCATTAATAATTCCAGCATATGGCATAATAGATCCAATTGGAACAATTGCCTTAATACCACCTAATACTCTGTCTCTCGGCATTTGAAACAATCCGGAAGGCTTACTTATAAGGAATAAATCAGCGCCGTCAGACTCAACTAATTCAGCAGAATCACCTACTCCAGTAGTAGAAGGCGCAGCGTTAATAAATTCACTATCAATTATAGTATTGAATGTTACTGTTCCTTGCTGGCCGTCAAATGTAACGTTATTAGCCGAAACATCGCCAGTCATTTGAAAAACAGTTGCTGATGAAAGTTTATCTGCTTGTCCAGCTCTGCCAGATACTGATCCTTGTACATCACCTCTTACACTCCCAACAAATTCAGTTGCATAAACCGCACTAAATGTTTTGTCAGGCTGTCCTATTGTTCTTAAATTATTTAAATCTGGTAGTATAGCTGCCGGTACAGGGTTAACTGAGCCTGTATCTGGATTTATTAAATTTGGTTTTCCTACTACTATTGGACCATCAATGTCTGCAATGCCGCCTACATATAAGTTTTTAGCAATACCTGCGCCACCACTTGTTATAATACTTCCGCTACTTACACCGCTGCTATCAGTTAAGCTAGTAACTCTAATTTGTTCGTTTGTTTGTATTGTTCCAGTAACATCTAATTCATATTGCGGACTTGGATTGTTAATACCTACCTTGCTAGTACTGTCAACTGTCATCACAGTTGTTGTAGTCCCAGCGTTATTCATTCTAATTTGTAAATTAGAACCACTAATATCGTGTTGTAGTACGCCAGCAAATCCGTCAACATATAATTTTAATTCGTTACTAATACCAGCAGATATACCGCCAACATTTTTAACTCTTATTGGCCAGTTAGTAATGTTTTCTGCGTCTTTACGCATTACATTTGCTGCTGTAATTAGTACATCATTTGCTGCTGAAATGCCCGGAATAACCATATTAAGAGCTTTTTCAGATATTCCGTTAAATTGGGGTACTCCGTCACCTGCAACATTAATAGACGATAAATTTACTCCTGGTCTAATTCCAGTTGGAAATCCTTCAATTGATGATTTAGGAGTAAACGCTTCAGTTGCTATTACAGCAAGTACTTTACCAGTTACTTCAACAAATACAACATCATATTCGTTATTATCAATTGCAATAACCTTACTAGGTCTAGTACCTGTTGCCAATCCTTCTGCAAAATCAGGCCCTACTAACACCCACCCAGAACCAGCAAATAGGTAAAGTTGAGAGTTATCTGTATCAACCCAAAGATCACCAATAATACTGTTCACTGCTTCCGGAGCAAGATTTGATTTCTTTAATCCGCCTGCGGCATTCCACGAAGTACCATCCCATAGTTTAAGTTGATCAACTCCGGGACTGTTATCATACCATAATTGCCCTTCTAATGGATTTACTGGTTGCGAACTATTAGCAAAATTTTCTAATAGGTGCAAAAAGTTACTAGAAATACTAGCACCGTATGCTGTAGTATTTCTACCAGGTAAATCTAAGGACGTATCTTGGTTAATAGTATTATCTTCGATAATAATACTGCCCTTGTTTACAAAATCTGAATATCGAATAGTATATGCCATCTATTACACCTCGTTAAAACCGGTTAAACTTTGCACTCTTACAGTGTAATCAATTTGGATAAGTCTATTAAGTGACTTTTGAACTGGGTGGAAAATAACGTGTGTTAATAAACGTCCATCTGTACCACTTGCTCCTGCACTTATTAATCCTAATTCATCAAAAACGTATAAGTTCTCAGTATTAGTTGTTGTATCAAACGCATCTTGTCCACTTGGCTCACCGTAATCAAGCAAACAACTAATAAGAATATCTGTATAGTTTGTGCCACTTACGTGCCTAGTTTCAATTTTGTTTCTAACAGGATCTGTATTATTACTTGCCTGATCGTCAACAACTTTATTAAATGTCTGGTTATATAAACTAGCATTAGTACCTGTACTGTTTGGAGTTAGGTATGTAATGATGCCTGTTGGATCAACGCTTGTTCCGCCGTTTCCAAAAGCCATTTTATATATTGGACCTTGTCCTGCATTTGCCAAAGATTCGGCAAGTGCTATACTCATATTTTCATAATGAATAGCGTTTCGTTTATCTATTAAAACTTCGCCACTTTCAGGATCAGTAATCTTGATGTGTCCTGCTAGTAGTACGCCGTTTAAGTCTTTAAATTTATCTGTCATTTTATATTCCTGCTATTGTATTTATTTAGGTAAGTCAGTTGTTGCTCCGCGGATGAAGTTTGCAATTGAATTATCTGCATATCTTAGTTGTTCTCCTGGTTTTTGCCAAGTTTTTCCTACTTTTCTTACTACTAGTACTCGACTATCATTTACCGGGGTGTCTACAAGACTAACAATAGCAGTATTATCGTCAATTGTTAGTGTAAATTCTGGTTCTAATACTACATCTCCTAATGGGCTATTTTGATCAATTAGTCCAGTAGTTAAATTTCCAGCTGCATCTAGTTGCTGGAATTGATACGCAGGTATTGAATTCTTACGCAAACGCCTACCTCCAACAAAGATTTCAAATTCGTTTACTCCCTTAGTAGGAATCCAATCAAGCACAATTTGTGTTGATTCGTCTTCTAAAGCAATAATTGAAACCATTTGATCAGTATAAGGTATAGATTCTTTGTCACTTTGATCCATACATTCAGTGCCAACTTCATATATGTCTTTTGGTCCTGTTCCTAGTGTTCCTCTATGTAGTTGAGAAAGTTTGTTACCAACTACTTTAAAGTATTCAATTCGTTCGCCTTCCATAAACAACACACCAGGAATGTTAAGTTGCGTACTTGGTTGAGTAATTCCTGTTGCATCAGATAATGTAATAGTTGTGTCTACAATTCTTAATGGTTCTGCAAGAGTAAACACATTATCTTTGTTAAGTCTCTTATAGTGAGTTCTGTTTAACATATCTTTAAACATTCTAAACCCAAACTTTTCATTTGTTATTGATGCAGCAAAATGAATAATTTGTACAACATCGTTTGTTGTTAATTGGCGTGCAATATGTATGTATGTATCAAGTTTTACTAACTTATAATCAATATTTGGCGTTAATAGTTCACCATTCAGTACTACCCAAACATACGCTGTGTCTAATGCAGGAACTCTAAGTTTAACTAAGCCTCGACCAAATCTATGTGCATCATAAAACTCGTCTGAACCAACAGTTAGCGTACTTCGTACAACATTTGTTCTTGTTTCCATTTGTATATCTTGGATATCGTGTCTACTAAATTTGTAAACGTCAACTGTTGAATCTATACTCGGTGCAGTGGCTAATATTAAGCTGTCGCCTGCCTCAACTAAAGTAACTCCTAAAATAGTCGTTGATGCTGCTGCACTTGTTACACCAGTAACCGGAAGTGTATTATCATCGGCTACTGCTTCAAGCAATCCGGTAATTTCTCCTATAACAACCAAATTGCCACTTGTATAAGATTTTACTATTGCAGTATAAACTGTACTGTCTCCAGTTCCAATATTTACTGTTTCGCCTACTTCAAACGTACCTGTTACCGCAGCTAGACCTATTCTAGTATTTTGTGAGAATTGGTATTCCCTATCTTTTGGTACAACTACTTCAAGATCGTCTCCTGTATTACCAATATTATCAAATAGTACTACTTGACTATTTGCAAAATCCCAGTTATAATCAACAAGAAGTGTTAACTTTACACCATTGATGTAAACATCTACTTCATCAGGACTTAAACTACTTGGAGTATGTTGAGCTGGATCTAATGGATATTCTCTCGTAGGAGCTATATACCAATGTTGTATATATCCAGGGTATAATACTGTATTATCAACCTTAACAATAATATTATGGCTTAGTGGTAATCTTGTAAACGGAGCAGGATCTAGTTGATATCCAACAGTACTTCCGTCACCTATAAACCTGTTAACAGTAACTTCACTATAACGCTGTACAGTTTCTTCATTTGTACTATACAATGCATAATATACGTGTGCATTTTCAGTAGGTGCTACAACAAAGTCAAGTCCAACTAACCCTGCCATATCGCCATAACTACTGTCAGTTTCAAATATTGCTACTTGTGATTTTATCCCGTCTACTGTAATATAAGACTGTAATCCTTCAACATATAAAATGTTTGTAACAAATATTCTAGTTGTGCCGTCACCAGTAAAGTAATCAATATCAACTATTCTTTCGCCGTTGCCAGCCATTGATATAACATTTACTCTATCTCCTTCATTAAGGCTAGTATCTAAAGAAATAATTTTCGTAGTATAGTTAATTTCGTAATCAGTTTCAGTTAACAACACTCCGTTAACTTTAACTAATACTGAGTAAATGTTATGTGGAAGAATATCTAATGCAAAATCTGTCTGTGATGCAGTAGCAACATAGTTTCTAGTTGATATTGCACTTCCGCCATCAGCAACTCTGTCATACACTTTTAAGTCCAGGGTATCGTGTAGTTGTCCCGGAACTAATTCTTCCGGTCCTTTTGATGTTGTAGGAGTAACAAAGCCGTCGCCGTCAATAATTATATCATCTGAAGCAAGACCTGTTGCTGTACCGTACTGTAAGTTGCCGCCTTCAATTAAACTATCAAATCCTGCACCAGTTGGTAGGAAGCTACCGTCACTTGTTGATTTTCTAATAGTAACTGTTGGATTAGAAGCAGCAAAAAATTCTTCCCACTCCTCAACATTTTGTATATTAACTTTGTAAACAGATAATCCACTAGCATCAGTAGTTACTTCATATTCGTCACTTGTAGTAGTAAGTGATTTCATTATTGCATTTGGATTGCCTAATGCTAAGATTGTTGTGCCGTCATCTGCTAGATAAGTTTTTGTGCTTCCGTCATAATTTGGATCATCAACTCTTGTAGCATTTAAATATACGTTATAAGTTGTATCTGCTTCTAATGGTTTGGTTAATGTGAATGTTGTTGTTATTCCATCAGTAACAAAACTTTCATCATTAAAGTTTTCATCATATGTGTCCCAAGCAGCAGTGTACCACGGTTGACTATCAAAGCCTGACTCTTGGCCAAACTCAAACGATCGAACTTCTACACCACCGTAATCAACGCCGTCCATTAACTGACCTAGGTCTTTACCATACTGTCCAGTAACTGGATTGTATAATAAATTAATTCTATCAGCAGCATTTAATAATTCATAGCCTTTATTATATTCAACTCTAACTACAGTGCCAGCAATTTTACTACTTTCTAATAAAATATATCCAACTTGTGTTGTATGTGACTTATCAGTACTCAATGCTGATTGGTTATTGTATGTAAATTCACTACTAAGAGCTTCAACATTATTAAAGAACACCCGAATATTAGTTCTAGTTAAGTCCATTGGATATTTTAGTATTAATTTTAATTCTGTTCCGGTACTTGTAAATGTTTCAGTTTCTGGTAAACTTAGTAGCTCAAAGTTTGGAGTAATTCTATCAAACTTTTGTGTTACAGAAAGTGTTCTAACTTTCTGGTTACTAATCACAACAGTCACAGTTGGAAGAATGCCGTCTTGTGCTTGTGTTCCAACAATATTAACAGTAGGAGTACTAGTATACCCGCTTCCGCCATTAGTAACAACAACTGCCGTAACTGCTCCGCTACCGATATATGCTTTAGCTGTAGCATCTTGACCGCCACCGCCAGTAATTATAACTGTTGGCGGTGTAGTGTATCCAGAACCGCCATTTTGAACTATTATGTTATCTATTGAAAATGTAAAATTATCAATCCAATGTTTTTGTGGATATTCATTTACATTAAAGTTAATACCAGTAAGTACGCCATCATTTATTTGTACTTGCGGCGATAGTATTTCTCCTGTCGCTACATTATAAAATGGCGATAATTCAAAATCAGTTACAACACTTTGTGTATTATCAAGTTTTTCATATGCACTTAAATATTCTCTAATTTTAGTTTTATACGGTTTAACTTCATTAGTATATTCTTCATAACTTGGTAAGTTATCATTTTGGAACGTAGTTTTTTGTATAAGCTCTCCAACATTGTGTTTTGCTTTTACAAAACTAGTTTTAAATGCCCAATCTACATAATTCTGTTCTGAGAATACATATCGTAGACTTGCAAAGAATAATTGATTATATTCATTTGCAAGAGAACCTACAAATAAGTCATTTTTAATAGTTTGTAAAATTTTACGTATTTCAGTTTTACCACCGTCTTCAGTATAAATTTTATCTAAAAATTTAATTGTGCCGTTTTCTCTACCAATAGTTTTGTACCCAGTGGTATAATCCGGTGTGTCAACATTAATAATTTTTTCTAATAATATCCAGCCGCCGCTACCAACGTTAGATATTTTTACAATATCTCCAAGGGCATCATTGATGATATTTAACTGGTAATAATCGTCAATTAAATACTCATAAGATGTTAAATCACTGTATCCTGTTGCATACCAGTCTTTATATTCCCAGTAATCTGATACATCATAATACTGCTGTTTTGAAATATTCCAAGTACGAGAAACACTATCCCAAGCATATATTGCCCAGTTGCCTGCTAGTGTATTATCGGCCCGTACAAGCGCACTAAGCGGTCTTACAGTAAGGGTTAGGGTGTCTTTGTAGTTAGTGCCACCATTAAGAATAACAACGCTAGATATTGCTCCTATGTTGTTTAAAACAACTTGTAATTCTAAGTCTTCGCCTGTTCCGGCAATAGTAATTTTTGGAGGATTTCTATATCCTCGTCCTGCTGTTACTATATTAATTTTTGTTATTGTGCCGTCAACAATTACTGGTTCAAGCTGTGCAACAGTAGCTCTCACTGTACCAACTAAACGTAATTCTTCGTCGGTATCAATAGCAGCGTCATACAGTCCGGACAATACTGAAGGTACTGGATCCTTATCTGATAAATTTAGAAGATTAAAATTATCAATAGCAAGTTGTTCAGATAAAACCCTGTTAACTCTTTCTACAACTTCTTTTAATGCCTCAGTGCGGTTAACAAACCACCCCTGTCTTGGTCTGTTTAAATTACCATACTTTTGTTTTACACTTAATGTAGGATCTGGTACTGCTCTATGATATTTGTCTTGTCCAACTAAACTGTCAATCCATTTATCTTCAATAGTCGATTTAGGACGACTTGTTTCTAGACCGTCTGTAATAATTTGATATTCTGTATGAATATTATTATCTTGGTTATCAATTGTCCAATATCTAAAGTTTATTGCAACGTCTTTGTTTTTAAGAAGAGTATTACAATTATAAAGAATAAATCTGTCATCACCTAAAATATTTACAAACTTTAATTGTTGTCCTGACGGATCACGTATAATGTTTGCTATGGTAAATCCTGATCTAATTCTATTTTCAACATTGGGTACAATTTTTGTATCCTTAACCCAGAAATAATAACGTTTGCTAAAGGTTTGTGCAATACTATCATACACATCTTGTTCTGCGTATTTTGTATCGCCGTATTTTGTTGTTCCGGTATACCCTCTAACGGCGCCTTGATTAGTAGCTGACTGAATATCCCACTGTGACGGTAGTATTCTTGATTCTACCCATTCATAAACGTCAACCGTTGCACCTTGTGCTAGAGTATTCCATATATTCTGTGCATAAGTTACTTCGCCTTGTCTATAATCAATAAATTTAACAGTACTTAGGTCCCACCATAATTTTCCTGTATTAAGATTATTCCACGCTGTAAATGCTTCTTTAGGTGTTGCATTTCCTATGTTATAGCTTGCAGGATCGTAGTAAGTCTTATAACTTATTTCTTGTTCTGCAAGGCCTGATATTTTTCCTTGTATTGGATCAATTATATCCAGTCTTGAAAGCATTTGATTTTCTTTAGTATCATAGATAAACGAGCCTCTAAACTTATCTACAGTTATTGGATCAACCGGCTTCCTTAATACACTCCAAATACTACTATCAGCGTCTTTAATATATACTGCAACTTTGCCTGAAAGTGCATCAGTAACATTAAGATTTGGTAAGCCTACCATAATTGTATCATTTTTAACAAGGATGTTTCTACCAAAATTCTGTACATCAAAGTTATTGTACTTTAGTCGCTGTCCGAATATTAAAGAATCACTAATATTTTCATATATGTATACAATGCCGCTATTTTCTAAACGTCTTGCATATGTTGTAAACCCTGAGTCAAATGTAGTGTCTCCAACTGTCAACGGTCCTTGGGGATCATTAACATATTGGCTTCCAAACTTACTTTCTGATTCTGGATCTCTATTCAAATATCTGTCAAATGTAGTGTCTAGTATTATGTCACTTGACGCTCCTGTAACAACTAACTGATTTCCGTCGAACCCTAATTTAATACCAAATCCTTCAGATAGTTCGTTGTTTGGGCTGTTAAGCGTCTGGAATAACCCAAACACTCCGTTTATATTTTTATATACAAATATTTTTCCTTGATCAGTTTTGTCTGTATCTGCTGTTGGCGCACTAACAACAACTAAGTTACCGTTGTCTGAAACTGCAATGTCAGTTCCAAATCCATTGCTTGCTGCTGGAGCATTAAACTCTGCAACATATTCAAAGTGGGAGTCTTTTAGTCTATAAATTACTAATTTATTTCCAGTTGAGTATTCTGCAATAGTTGCAAGTATGCTGCCATTATCACTTATATCAAACACTCTACCAAAATTGTCTGTGTCTAGATCAATTATACTAGAATCTTCTCCTGGAAATACAAATCCAGAAGTATTAGGCAGATATCCTACAAAGTCAGCGTGGTCACTAAGCAACTGCCATTTTGTATTATTAAATTCTTCATCACCTAGATTAGTTAATGCCTTATAAAAAGAATCTTGATATATTACAATCTGATCTGTATAATAAGATTCTGCATTACTATAAATTCCTTTAAAGTTTTTATTCTTTCCTTGCTCCCAAGTATAAGTTCCAAACTCATCTTGACCATTAATAACAAAGTATATTCTGCCATTACCAGAGCCTGCTTCGGCTCTGTCATCGTTTATATGGCTTTCATTACTATTAATTGCTAATTTATAAAAACTATCTTTATTAATTAATTTTAAATGCTTACCTAAATATCTATTAGTTTCTCTATTAGGTAAAATATAACCATTAACTAAATCATAATTGTCAGTCTCGGCATTGTAAGAATAAACAAAGTATGCTCCTTCTCTAACAACAGTACTTGCATCTCTGCCAACATTAATTGGTATATTATTTGTTTCAGCCCAGTCATTGTTTTCAGTACTTGGTGCAAGAGTATTTCGTGGTAGGCCTGGTTTAAATTCTTCTATCCAAGTTTGATACTCAACTCCTGTAATGTACTCAACTTCATAATCAGCAATTTCATCAGTTTGGCTACTAACTGCATATGTTAGTGTAGGTGGTATTTCTAAAGTTGAACTATGTGTAAACACTGCTAGTTTACCAATAGTGTCGTCTGTAAGCTGTCTAGATTCAGTAGTACCGACTCTTGTTAAGTTTGATCCAACTTGTTTATACAACCAAGACGACTGCGGTGCTACACCTGTTATGTAACGAGAACCAAAGCTAAATTGTCCTGATGTATTTTTAACATATATTCTTACTTTGTCTAAATCTCTTTGATAGTATACTACTTCTGCCGTTGCACCTGTTTGTCCTTCACGAACAATGTCGCCAACTTCTAAATCTAGATTTAGTGCAAACACATCATAATCAATGTATCCGTCCCATAAGTCTGTAGGGACTTGTGTTTTGTTTATAATAGTAAATGTATTACTTCCAAATCCCTTAGATGTTAAATCAGGACTAGTACCATCTGCGTTTGGAATATCATTTAGATATATTCCAACATACGGATCTGGTTTGCCGGCTGCTGCAAATGCCGATGATGCTTTATCGGATACTTCCTTTGGCAACCTAACAACATATCGTGCATCAAGTATATCAACTTCAGTAACTCCGCCTGCAACGCCTTGACTTTTATGACTTAGTACACGTATTAAATCAACTTCTTTCTGGAAGGGTTGGTCAATGTTTACAAGTATTTGAGTCGGATTATCTAAAGCATTTTGTAAACTACTTTTATACGGTAGCAATGCTGTACTTTCAGTATGGGTTGCATCTGGTGCTGAATAATTATTAGCATTATAACTATTTTTTACATCTCGAATAACTAATCCATATCCTGTGTCAGTAAAGTTATTGATTGTGGTTATTGATTGCGGAAGTGCAATTTCCCAATATCCGCCAAGTACACTGCTTCTATCAATATTATCGTGCAATGGTCGAGTATAATTACCAATTCTAAACTGATCGTTAATAAACAATTCTCCAGTGCTACTGAATACACCGTTTTTGTCATTTGCATAAATTACAAGTTTACCTAACTCGTTTCTTACATACGCTACTGTAGCATTACCAGTAGCCGTTGTAACTCTAACACCCTGTTCAACTAATATATTAATATTACTCGGAATAGTGTTACTTGCAACAACTACATATTCTTCACTAGTGTATGTTATATTTTCGCCGCTATCGGTGCCAGTTTTAAATATTCCAGATACGTTAATAACTTGTATAACACTTCCGGTTATTTTTTTAATTGTTCCTGTTACGGTATTATTTTCTTGCCCAATAACATCGCCAACACTAACATTTACTGGTAAACTACTAGCTAAAGTTATTTCAACCGGAATGTTAGGTACGTTTACTGGATCAAGTACATAAAATACATCTGTAACTTTTCTTCTAATAGTATGTACATCAGCTGTTAAGAAAGTTTTCCAAGGTATGCCAGGTTCAGTAATACCTTCAAGTGGCTTTTTAATTTTTCTTATCTTACCTTGAATTGTACCATCACCTTGGTTTAGGTTTGATGCTGCGGCGCCGATTGGTGTTCCAGAAAATCCTATGTTTGCATTTACTCGTGTTGTAAAGGCAGCGTCTGTGTATAGTTCAACCTGCTGAACTGTAATAACTTTAACAAAGTATCTTCTATTTTCTAGACCTTTAACACCTTGCTGTTCTATAGTGTCAAACGGTACATCTACATTACTGTTATCAAATTGACCTGTGTTAGGTAATACAATGTTATCATTAGGGACATCAGTAATAATAATTTCGTCACTGTTTTTTAAGCCGTGGTCTGTACTAGTAGTTAATTTAATTGGCGTTGCCATTAAAATGCCGCTAATTTCAACTTCTGAATTAGGATCATATGCGTTAGAAATATCATTCCAATCAAAATAAACTCTATCACCAACATTACTGCCTTCAAATGCAGTTGCCGGAGCTCTTACTAAAATATGATCTGTTGAAGTTGCTAATGGCAAATCACCCGCTGCTAGTATAGGAAAGTCAGTGTAATTAGAATGAACTTTATATAGTTCCGAACGCCAGCGACTTGCACTATCAAACGTTCCAAATACTACATTATCAGTTCTTCCTGGCACACTGCGTCTTGACTTATATAAACTGCCATTGTGTTGGACAATAGCACCTAATTTATAATTAGAACTAAAACTAAAGTTGTCTTTAAATGCACTCTTAACATAAGTAGCTTCTGGTGCTCCTACAACAATATATTTACTGTCCGGAGACATTGTAACACTTTGGCCAAATTTACTAGCACCATTATCAAAATTTGCAATTGGTTCTAATACTTGATGTGGTTGTAATGTACCATATACTGTACTGCCGTCATCTTCACGTTTGTAAATGTGTACTTTACCGTCGCTCTCTTCAGGAGAACCTACTGCAATAAACGTATTAGTATCATCTGCTGCAATTGCCTGGCCAAAGCTAGTATTTGATTCTGTTGGATTAATAATATCTTCATCTAAATTATATGATGTCGACGCTTGTAATACATTCCATCTACCAGCATCATCGATACTATCTACCCATATTTTTTCACCAGTAGAAATATCATCTTCTGCATATTTGTTTGCATCTTCTAATTTAGCTACTCGATTTGATTTAAGGGTTGAAATAAGTCCAGCAACACCAGTAATGTCACTAGTAACTACGCTGTCGCCTAAAGCAACTGTAACTCTATTTATAGAGCTACTTATAACTTTAAAAAATCCACTTAGATCTGTAACATTTTGTATTCCTATAAAATCACCTTCAACAAAATTACTTATTTTGTTAAGTACAAGAACACAATTATCACCATCAGGAAGTAAAGAAGTTACAGTAAAAGTTGTATCAATATGTTTGTATACATTCCATTCTTGGCCTTCAAATGTTACCCAAACATACTGGTCTCTATCAAACGTGTTAATGTCTAACTCTAATATGTCGTCTTTATTAGTTACAATGTAATTAACATCATCTGCTCGGACATACCCAGCAGTTTTAATCGGAGTGTCTTTTACAAACGCAGCCGGAAACGGTTTATGATTATATCCATTAGGAGCAACATATACATCGGTTGGTAATTGTCTATAAACTAAATCACTAACATCGTTGGGTATTGAGTTTGTTAATAAAATTGGCTGTGGACTTAATCTAAATTGGTCCTCATCTAATAAAAATTCAAGTTCGTCAAAGCCGTCAGCAGCGCCATACTGGCCTGTTCTTACTGCCCACTCTTCATAAAACTCTAAACTTTCTTTGTCTGCTGCGCCAAGTGCATCAAACAATTTAGTTAGTGCATTTTTAGTTCCCTTGTCTGCAATCATTCCTTGATAGAATTTATACTGACTTACATCATCATTAATAATGTTTGCTAGGTATTCGCGCTTCTGATAACCAATTAAGTGCTGTGCAATTTCTTGTTGAGCTGTATCAAAGTTATCTGTGTCTAGGTCATAAAAATCTGCAAATTGATTTGTTTTATATTCAAGGTTGGTAAGTAGACCCGGTGTTGGTTTTTCGTTTAATCTGTACCAATCTTTAGAAACAAAATTTTCTACGCCGTTTATTTTTGTAGTTGCAGTGTAGTAAAACTCTTTATATTTTACTACATTACCAATTGAATAATCTTTCCAAGGTGTCCATTCTGTTACAGTTGCATCATCATAAATAAATCCAGGTATATTTAATCCACCTTTCCAGTCTGCTGTTCTATACCCTAATACACGAATACGTTCTTGACGGTATCCAGGTTCAGGATCATATATAGTATCTTTAAATGCAGTTTCATTATCTAAGATTACAACGTGTTCTTTTTGAACTAATGGTAGTTTAATTGCATATATACCGTCTGCTGTGTTTTTAACTGTGAATATAAATTCGTTATCATTAGTTCTTAATATATTACAGAATTCTGATTTTAATTTTGTTCCATCTGCTTTTACAAGACCGTAATCATAAAATGTATCAAATACATCATCAACTACTGCATCAGAACGTTTAAATTCAATACGCTGTGCCGACGGACTAACTGTAAGTAAAGAACCTTTATCCCAATTTTGCAATGTCCAGAACAAATATTCTCTAGAACTTAATTTCCAGTTTTCAATAGTTTCTAAATTAGGGTTAAAGTTAGAAAATTGAAATCCTTGATCTTCTAAGTGTTCGCCGTATCCAAGTAAGAAGTCAACGACTTCTTGACTAGTACGCAATAAAGTTCCATACGCTAATTGTTGTACAAAGTTTTTATCAAATCTTGATCTAAATATTGCACTACGCCCGCCAGTTACTGGCACTGCTGGTAATTTGGCAAACTTTGTACCATCAAAGGTTTCTGTACTTTGATGAGTTTGTATTGTTCTATAATATAGGTTATTGTTTTCTACTACTGTACCTTCAATATATCGATTACGTGCAGTCCATTGCACAAATGCTTCACTTATGCCGCCAACTGCCACCACTGGATCTTTTTCACTTGATACATAATCATAGTATTTAAATGCCGGATTAGATACATCGTACCCTCTAAGAATATACCCGGATGTTGTTTTTTCAATAACAACGCCACTATAAGTAACAACTTCTATCGGACTACTTGTTTGCAGGGAAATATTATAGTTTTCTTCAGGTACAAAAACGTTGCCTTCATTTAAAGGTGTTCTACTATCAAGAATTAATTTAAATTTAGATTTATCAGAAAAGCCGCCTACCTTAAATGCCATTTGATTAGTTATACTACGTACATTAGTTTGATAATTTGTATAGTTAACTAAAACATTACTTGCAAGGTAATTTGATATAAAGTTTATAAATCCTGCACTATAAACTCGATCAGCAGTTTGTTCTGTTGAATTATTTGGAAAAATTAAATCTTGCAAACGAATACGCTTATTGGTTTCTGAATAAACTAATTGGTCTGTGCTATTTCTAACTACCCGCAGTCTATCAAATCCTAGACCGATAATTTTTGAAGGTTGATTAAGTATCCAAGATTTAAATAGTGAGAACGGATATTCTGAACTTTTCCTCCAGGCAGATTCAACTGGTGCTTCGTCACCAAATACAAATGTCTTTCTAGTAAGAGAACTTACAAAATCTTTAGCATATCCGCTTTCTAATGGACTTAATAAATTACCTTGTGCATCAACTGGCAAATAGCTAGTTAAATTTGGTCTAACATATTTAGATTTTATTAAACTAACTTTGTTAGGCTCATTAATTATGCCTTTTTCTAGATCAAGCCACATAATATCGTTATTGCTTGTATACGGAGCAGGTCCGTATTGTGCTTCCCACCAAGTTGGTTTAATTGTAAACCCTAACATTTCCCAAGGATGTGTATGAGGACGATCAGTGTCAAATGCTTGTTTATATATTGCTCTCCAATAGCCAGGAAGTTTAGCTCCTGTCGGAGACGTCATTGATCCGTAGTTATAAGAAAATTTATTACCAGTAGTATAAAAACTAAAATCTGTATAATCTACATCACCAACAGTATTAAGCCAGGAAGCAAAATCTTTTAACATTGTATTGTTAATAGAGTCAAATGATACTTTAGTATTTCGATTAGCACCTGGAACAAAACTATGAATGTCAATTAATGTTGCATCATAAGAAACTTTTATATTATTGTATATTCTTTTTTCAAGTTCTAATATTAGATCATCTCTATAGTCATCATATGCTGCTATAATAGATCCATCGTGTCCTTGTATTACAGAGACCGAAGTTTCATATGTGTTATCAACAAATTTAATTGGTTCATATTTTGGATACAATCCCAACTTAGTCGGCGTTGGTGGAACATACGACCCATCAGTTGATTCGTATTCTAATATTTTAATTTTATCGCCAGCTACTAATGTAGAAGTAATTTCACAGAAACCGTCTGTATTAAAAGTATAATCATTTCCGTAAACTAACTGAATGTCATTTAAATATACGTTAACTGCTGATATACCCGGCGTTGTTATGTCAAATGCAGCAGTAAGTGCATAATAGATATTTCCCGGAATTGCATCGTAATTTAGTTCACGTGATGCTCCTGTGGCAGCCATATCACTAAAATAAAATGGCAGGTTACTTGTTTTATTTTTATTTAATTCTTTAAAAATTAAATCAACGTGTGCTCGCGGTGTGCCGTCAAATCCCAACCCAAAGGATGTTTGTAAGAACAATCTTTTAAACTTTGCATATTCTCTTCTAGCAAAATCAAGTGATTTAATAATATTTGCACTTTTATCAGTAAGATGGTATAATGCTAAATTGGTCGGTCCACTATGCTGTAGGAATTTTCTGCCTTGCTGTGATAGATTAGGCAAATCTCTTAAATTGCCTGTTCCGGGATAGCTTCCAAAAAAGTTATCTGTTTCTTGTACAATTGTTGATACGTGTTCGTTAACTTCGCCTAATGTGAATGTCGTTATATCATTGTTTAACGGATTGCGCTCAAGATTTCCAGCAACTTCATATACACCGTTGTTGTTTTTTACAGCATCTGATCGTGTTCTTAAAACAACGATATCATTATCAGTTAATGCTTTATTAAATCTTACAACCTTATTCGTTCCTACAACAATAATTTCAAAATCTGTACCAGCAAATTTAAGTGAATTGTTTACAGTAACACGAATATTTACATCAGCAAGACTACTACTGTTATTGTACATATCTACTGCAAAATCAGTTTGATTTGCACTTGCAACATATTGACGTAACACACGCTGTGTGCTTTCAGTACTTGCTTTAACCCATCCATTAACTGGTTGAAATACAGTTCTGTCAGTATATTTTTGTAAAACACAAACGTCAGTGCGCTGTATTACTGTTGCTAAACTAGTATCAGTATATGTAAAAGAATCTAATAATAAATTAAAATTAAATACTAAATCTCCAATATTTTGAATACTTCTGTATGAAAGCGCAAATCCTAGTTCGGTATCAATTACTCCTGATCCCAATTTATAAGAAAAGAGCTTAGTACCAGTAAACGTAGAATTAGGATATAGTGTTGTATCAGCATAACTATTTCCGCTATTATCAAATAAATCAAATTGCGGTGGCTGGTTAACTTGTGTTTTTTCTTGTGTTAAGTTCCAAGATGTTCCATTATAATAAAACATCTTTCCTTGATATAGTTTGCCCTGGAGTGACAACACCGTTTCGTTTTCAAGCGGAATAGTATCGGTTTCTTCTACAAGACTGATCTGCCTGCGACCTTTGTGCAGAATAAATTTAATTTTAAAAATCTTGCCTGATTCTCGTATATCTTCTTCAGCAGTAAACAATACTCGCATACCGTCTACAAGATCAATTCCGTCAATATTATAACCCAACGAGCCTTCAATTATTGAGAAAATATCTTTTGTAAAGGTGTCTATTAAATCTACATTTTGTTTATTCTTAGTTCCAAAATTAAATAATTTTAAACCTGCATTAAATTCAATAATTGGTCTAGTTGCTCTTGCAGTTTGATCTACACTTATAGTTTGTCCATTTGCTAGTGCAGATTTTTCAATAACATCTTTGTGGAACCATCTGTTATATCTAGTCCACATATTCTTATCTAAACTACCGCGGTTAATTACAATATAATCCTTTGCAGTAGGATAGCCATTTGCATTTGCAAAAGGTAATCTGTCAAACGCATTTATATCAAAAGGTACTTCTTTATTATCTGTATAAGCACCTGGAATTTCTAAACTAGATTCTTTAATTAGTTTAATAGAAGATCCAACACCTTCAACATACCAGTCACCTTGATCATATTCTACAGGACTTACAAACCCTGCAAAGTTTATTTTCATACCATTTGATAGTTCAACACCTTTTGAAGATTTATATGATGTCTTTCCGATGATTTCTTTTTCAACATCAATAACTGTATTTTCTTCAATATCTTTAATTTGTATTAGACCAGTATTATTAATATCGTTTTCAGCAACATAGTATAACACTTCGGGAGTTGAGTTACTAACAGTAAATGTTATTGTTCCTTTTTCGACTCCTTGAGCACTTACTCCGTCATCGTAATTAAAACTTGATTCGAGTGTTCTCTTTGTTTTAATAGTAAGAGGTGTACCTGTAGCATCAATATCAAAAGTATATGTTTGTCCTTTATATAATATTAATGTGGGATTGTTTACTAATTCGTCTGTACTAAAACTATATGTACTATTATCAACATTATTAATTAAAGATACTGCTATAGTACTTTCAACGCCTCTCTCTTGTCCTGCAATTCTAACAGTTTGCGGGCCATAAGGTAACCAATAATATTCACGGAAGTTTGAAATTTTGTCCCAATCAATATTTGGGTTCCAAGCGTAATATTCTTGTGCATTTAATGTGTCTTGATTGTCTGCGTTGCCACCAAAGCTCTTAATTTGATTTAGATAATCGTTGTAATCTTTATAAAAAGTCACATTATCTAAATTATCTTTAATTAAAGTAGCTGGTTCAAATTGGTTGTTTTCTCGCTGTGTCGATACATCGCCAACATAATTATCACTAGCTTTATATGCTTTTGATATTTGTCTTCCGTAGTATCCGTTTAACTTTTCAGCTACGCCTGGTTGCGTAAGTTGATCAAGAGTTGCTTGTAAAAACTTTTTATTTGTTTCTGTTCTAAAATATCTCGGAAGTAATGATTCGCTTTTGCGATTATTATCACCGTCTGCTGGCAAAGGATATTCATTCTGATCGTTTTCGTATGCCATTAGTAACTTGAACCTCCATATGATGAGCTACTGCTCGATGAGCTACTGCTCGATATTATATTGCTTGCACTAGCAACGCCTTGTACTGCTGTAGCGTCGGCGTACAATGCTCCTGTTGCTTTTAAATTAGTCGCTGTAAGCGATGATACAACTTCAATGTTTGCTACTGTTGCTGAACTAATAAACACTTCGTCGGCTTCACTTCTTACTTCAAACATACTACCAAACGATAATGTTTCTTGTGTTGGTACAATTACCATTGCTGCTAGATCTGGCGACAATTGTGTCATAACATATGCACTTAGTTCTGTAAAGAAGAATGTATCACCAAACTCCCAATTTTCTATTGCAAAATATTGATTCATTGCTGCAATTACATTTGCTTTTAATTCGTTCTCATTTACTACTCTGTCAGGATTTTTAACTATTTTAAACAATGCTTTTAAGTCGTCGGTTGCTTCAGTACCAAACAGTACTTTGTACTTAACTGGATGATAAATTACCTCGTCCGATATCGACTTAATTTTGTTAATTTCTTGTCCGTAATTAACAAACAGCGAATCTGAACTAGGTGCTAACGGTTTAGTTGCAATTGCTCCTTGCAAGTATTGTCTATACAGTGTATCATACTGTTTTGTAAGCATATAAACATCCATTATATTTGAACTACTTGGATCAATTCTACTACTTTCGTCAGCAGCGTGTTCGTATTGGAAAATAATTTTATCTCTTCCTTGATATGCTCTATAAACAATTGTTAATTCTAATTTTTCTGTAACTGTGTTGTAGACTTTAAAAATATTTTTATCTATTTGATAAAACACAGAATTATCTGGATAACTGCCTACTCCGTTACTAGTAACTTCTGCTTCGTTTGCGACAACTTGAATATTTTCCGTTAATTGATCAACATAACGGAAATCATCTACGTTGTCTGTAGTAGTATATTGTTTTAAGAATATATATTTTTTAGTTGAATTTTCTGTTATGAATTTATCAAAAATTTCTGGGTCATCAACTACACCGTCATCGTCGGAATCAAAGAACCCAACTTCGATCTTTTTACTGTCTACGTAGCCTTCGTTATCTCTGTATTCTGCAACCACTTCCCAATTAAACGGAACTGTGAATGGAGAAAGTCCGTAACCACTAGCATCCGGTGTTGTATTAATGCTCATTAGTGATATTTTATCTTTTACAATTTGATTAGTTAAAGGATCATATACCTTGTCTGAACTATCATAATAGAATCTAATTTCTTTGTCACTTTCAAATACATAACGCTGGCCTCTATATGTAATAGTATATGTTTCGCCGTCAGTTTCAAATAATAAAACCCAACTTGCATCTAAATTTTGACTAGATAAGTCACCGGTTTTACCAGTACTAAACGGGGAACGCATAGCAAGATCACTTGCTAATATTACACGCCAGGTATTTGTTTGGAAATCATATCTAAGACCAAATGTTTTGTAAGTAAACACTTGATCAATAATTTGTGTTTGTATTTGAGTTTCAATTTCTGTAGTAAATAATGGTTTAATTTCAGTTAACAGCGGAGCAGTAGATAAATCGCCGTTGAGTGGTCCTGGAATAATATCGTTTAATATAATTGGTCCTTGTCCGTCTGTAGTATTAGTAATACCCGGTCCGGATACACTTACAACTTTAGTCCATTTATAAGTAGTTGCACCTGGATGAGTTGCTGCGCCTGCCATTATAGTACCATTAGGCATAAAATGGTACCCTGCAGGTGCTTCAAATTTAAGCATTGCTCCAGGCTCTAAATATTGCAGGGTTGATGCAGTAAATGATCCTGTACTAAGTTTACTTTGATCAGTGTCTGTAAAATATCCAGTAGTTATGTTTGTAGCTTTTGTAACTTGGTTCCATCTTGCACCAAGGTCGCCTACTAATATCTTTGCAAATTGAGAATAATAAAAGTTTTTAACTTTATAATTTTTTAATATTTTTTCAATTTGAGTTTTGATAACACCTTCGATATCAGTTTTAGTTGAAAATGTAAATTGTTCTTTACTAGTAAGTGTTTGATTATAAATTATGCCATCTTTACCATAAAGGTTAGTTTGTGAATATTTTCCTGTAGCATCTAATAAATCATAATATCTGCTAATACCACTCGATGTTCTGTTTACACTTTTTACTTTAATAATTTCTTGACTTATAGCCAACGGAGCAACTTGATAATCTTCGCCGGTTATCATTCTGTTTTGTGTATAGTACGTTGCAGGAGCATTAGCCTTTATTTCATCGTTTGATTCTGAATTTGTTGCATTATCAATATTATATTTTAATTCTAACCCAATTGTAAGTTTTTCACTAGATCCAGTTTTACTTTGATAAGGTATTGAAATAGTAATATTAATCATTTCTTGTGGAGTAATTACAAATCTTCTATTATCACTAACTCTGTAGTATACTTTAAAATTGCCTTTTGGCAATTCTCCAAAAGTACCATCCGCAAAGATTAAACTAATCCTGTCGTCGACTCTTGTTAGTACCGAATAAATGTTTCTTATATTTTTACTTAAACTATTGTAAACAATATTATTGCCTTCAACAGCGTCAACCTTTGTCCATAGTTCTGATTCATTTCCAATACTATCAAGTTTATACAACCAAGTATCGGAATTATTAACATTAACAGCGTCAATTGCAACTACTTGATTAGATGAAGGTTTTGAAATATTAAAGTCGCCTTGATCTAAACGACCTTGGCGGAAATGTGCAAAAAATCCAGTGTTTGAGCTACCAGCACCTTGGCCGTCATCTCTATAAAGAAACGCAAAATTACTACCTGGTAACGGAGCCTCTTCAGAAATAGCTCCGTCGTCAATGTCAGTACTTACAATTTCAAATTGTGTTGATTTACCGTCAACACTTTTAGTAAAACCAAAAACCGGAACATCGGTATTAATTCCGTTTACTCTGTATTGTTCTGCACTTATACCATTTACTGTGTCTTTTTTGTTTGGGCGGCCAACAACACCGTTAGCCGGTAGTGCAGAATTAAGAACTTTAATAAACTGCTCGTACCAATCTTGATTTGAAATATCATTCCAAAGCACAGTTTGTCCTGATAAGTTGGTTCCATTAGAATCGTATAATTCTTCAGTAGTACTTACAGTTTCAAATTTTAATAGACCATTTGCTGCTTGGTTGCGCTTAGGATTATAAGAAAGCAATCTTGCTAAACGTAGTACACTTTCACGGCGTTCTGCTAGTTCTAAGAAGTTTTCACGAGCATTTAAGTCAATACGGAAGCTAATATTTTGACCTAAGAAAGCAATAAGATCAATTAATGCCAAGTATTCACTAGACTCTACGTAATCGTTAAAGTCTTCTGGATAATTTTCTCGTAAATACGAAATCATTGTTCGGCGTAGATTATCAAAGTCAAAACTTTGGAAATCTGCGTTACGGAAAGACTGATAGACTCGCTTCCAATCTTCCGCTAGTAATAATCTATTTTGTCTATCAGTAGTCGACATACTTGCTTCCTTTTATGTGTTACAGTATTTATTAGAATTAGATAAGTGCGTATATAATTCTTTAAGTTAAAATTGAATTATCTTCATCAAATTTCATACGCATACTTTCTGATATATTGTAAGTTAAATAAGTCAGTGTGCATTCTATTATGATGCCGCTTTCGTATGTGTCTACCGTGACTTGGTCTACTTGCACTCGAGGATCGTAATTAATAATTTCTGTAACATTATTTGCAATTGCATCTCGTAAATTTTCAGTCATAGGTTCAAATAATACGTCCCAAATAACAGTACCAAATTCAGGATTTTCTAATTTTTCACCTACTCGAATATGAAAATGATTTATAATATCTTGTTTTATAAGGGCAATATCATAAAGATTGAACCCAGTATTTTCAGGATTTGTTGTTGAGATACCTCTATAAGCACGACTTGCAACAGGCGCAATAGGTCGTTTATTACCCTTTACAGTTATATCTTTGTATAGTTTTTTCTCTTGTGTGCTCATAACTATATTTACCTTAAATTTATTGTGCGCCAGCTACGTTAGGATCTACCCGGTTTCCAGCTTCAATGTTTGTGCCTGCCGGCTCAGTTGTAATGCTTGCTACTGGAACTAAATCTCCAGTTATAATTTTACTTGCAAACCCCTTACCTAAACCAATGCGGTTAGTAGTTTCTTTGCCACCTTGGTTTGCATAGCCAACTGCTTTACGGAATTGCTCTCCTAGTGTGCCAAAGTTAGCACTAGTCCAAGTTATACTTTTTGATTGAATATATGCACACGCAATTTTTACAGCAATTTCTGGATCGTTTACAAGATCAGGGTTGTCAACAATTTGTCGGACACCTGCTTTTCCGCCGTATGTTTCATAATTCCCTTTAAATGTTAACTGAATTAATCCTCTACCACGGTATTTGTATCCTTCGTTTTGCGCATTTCCATAACGATTGCCGTAAATAGTATTACCAATAGCAGCAGGACCTGCTGCTGCAAGTTCTTGTGCAAATGCATCTGTTTTAACGCGAGTCGGAAACACTCTTCTTAGAGTGGAAGCTCTATAATTTAAGTTTTCACTTCTTGGTTTAAATCCACACTCTGCTTGTATTTGTGCCATTGCCATACCTAATGCTTCTGCATTACCCGCAGTTTCTCCTTCGGCTAGTCTGTTTGGATCTGCTGAGTTTAATGCATTAACAGGGTCTAGTCCTATCTTTTTAATAAGCTCACTTAAAAAGAATTGCTGCAATAATGTAACTTCAACTGGTTTAGCAGGTTGATTACCAACAGGTCCTACTTGGCCTGGAACAACTGTTTGCGGGCCATTAATATTTGCTGCTGTAACTGTTTGTCCCGTAGCAGCACCACTTCCAGCTAAGTCAGAATCACTAGCAAGTTGCGGAGTTGATTCTCTTAGTGAAGGACTTGGCGAGTCGCTTGCTTGTGTAAAGTTTGGACCAAATGTTCCTGGATCTAAATGCTCGTGTCCTGTCCACGGTTCGTGTACTGGAACACGCACTGGCCATAGAGCTGGTGCTGCAACTAGTGCTGTTGCTGCTGAGCTTGCTGAGCCCGCTGGATCAGCACTAGTTGCTGCTGGGCCGTTTAAATGGATGTTAGGAGCACTTTGTAAAATATTTCCGCCAGACGCTATTTCTGTTAGGCCGCCTGCTGTAAGTCTATTGTGTCCGCCGGAATTTAAATCTAAACTTGCTTGTGAATCTTTTCTTGCACCTGTTGTATTAATGTCAAGTGTTGCAGAATTAGTTTCAGTATGTGCGCCTGTTGTAGTTACATCTAATGTTGCGTTATTTGATATAGTATGAGCACCGGTAACTATTGTGTTGCGTGTAGCACCTACAAATAGCTTTTGGTCTGCACCAACATAGATATCATTGTTTGCACCAACATCTAATTTATGATCTACTCCGACTTTAACATCACTATTATTTGAAACAGTAAGTTTGTAATCTCTACCAGAGTTCATATTAATATCACGGGCAGCAGTCATATTAATATCTCTATCAGCACTTATGTTTAAATCGTTTTGAGTTCTAATACTAATACTATCTTGTGCATAGATATCAATCTTGCCGTTGCCTGTTAATTCAATCCACGAAGATCCATTAGCATTTGCAATGTAAATTAAATCTTCGGAGTTATGCATTAAAATTTGGTGGCCTGTACGAGTACGGAATCTTACACATTCGCCTTTGGGGATGGTTTTTATTCCAGTGGTTGCTTGCGGATCTGCGATAACATCAGTGTAGACCATTGCATCTTGGCTAGCATAACTATTTCGTATATATCGCTCATCACCGTCGTCCATTACAAAACTAGAACCACCTAGAATACTTGTAAAAGTTTGGGTACTAGATTCCGAAGTTCCTACAGAACTTTGTGGAGCTCCGTCTCGCTTATCTCTTGGTCCTGGAGTACTGATTCCAAAAACACTACTTGGTATATTGCGTCTACCTGAACTATTAGCAGAACCTCTAATGTCATCGTCTACAAGTCCTTGACGACCAAGAATAGTATAAAAATCTGTATTAACTGGTTTTTGATAATTTGATGGATTTGTGCCAAGACCTGATGATAATCTTTTATTATACTCGCCGACTGGAAGTTTTTTAGTAGTGTCAACGTTATTATATTCCGACCCAGCCCAGGGATCCGGAGTCATCCAATTTTGGTAAGTGTCAGGAATACATCCAATCCAGTATCCTCTTGCAATATTTCCTTCTGCAAACATAACAAGAACTTTTGTTCCTGGACTCGGAGGCACCATCCACATACCGTAGCTTTTTTGTGTGCCTTGAAAGTCGTCTTTAGTAGTTGTTGCATTAATCGGTGTTACTCCTGCAAACGGAGTCATATATTGAACTGTAACAATTTGTCCAGACTGCTCTGACTGGTTACCTGCTGCTGTGTTTTTTAACAACTCAACCTGCAACGATCCCATTCTTTTAGGATCTAAATGAGATACTACAAGAGCTTCATAAGGTCCGGGACTTATTACTAGTGATTGCCTACTTGAACGTCCGTCTACTGCCATATTAAAAAGTCCTAATTATTGGGGATTACCTGGAGCTCCTGGAGCTTCAGTATTGCCACTGGTTGATGCTGGTGATACAACAGTTTTATCTGGCTTCTTATCAGATTCTGATACAACTGCTTTCTTAGCATCATTTGGCGTGCCAGTAATATTTGCATCGTCTTGTTTTTTCCTTCTAAGCAAACTTAAAACTTGAGTAAACTTTCCGCCTGAAAAAGTATTTTGAACAGTTAACACCTTATAAAGACCACTAAACTGTCCTACGGGCTCTGTGCCTCTTTGAGGAAATATCATTCCACCTGAAGTATCGTCATAATCAATCGGCGTTCTAAAATTAACATCTACTTCAACTTCGCTACGTTGATAATCCATTGAACCGTCTGAAGTGTACCCTCTAGCGGCAGCAGGCGAACTATAATTTCCTAAGCCGCTATCTGCTAGATAATAAGGATCGCCTAAAACAGTCAAATCCATTGTAATCATATCAACAGCACTATTTACTATCGCGTCATTGAACATTCGTGAAACTTTGACTGCTGGTGATTCCATTGCTGCACCACCGCCACCGCCTGAGCCAGGATTCTCACTGCTTTCTTGTGTAGCTGGATCAGAATATCCACTACCTTCGGTATTGCCGCCTGCTGGTGCATAGGTTTCTGGAGTGCTGGCATTTGCGCCGTTTTTAGCAATATTTTTTGCATCGCCACTACCGTTTATATTAGGCTGCAATGCATTAAAAAAAGCATTATTAAAATTAATTTCAAAATCTATAATATCGTCATTTTTTCCAGTATAGATATAATCATATCGCTTTGCTGCTTGCTTTTTACGTTTTTCTAATCCAACCGAAGGTTGTGAAGTACCACTAAACGCACTACTATGGACTTTATAAGGAACTACTGCATAAACAAATACTTTAGGATTTTCACCTGTTGCTTGTCTTACTGATTCGTCGGGTATTAAAAATGTTTGGGTATGTACTCTAAACCAATCTATCATTCCGTCACTATCGGTTTTAAGTTGGGTTGCAGCTTCTTTTGCATAAGCACACAACGTAACAACTTCTTCAATAATTTGTTCAATACTAGTACTTTTTGGAAACGTTAAGGTTCTAAAGTTTTTTGATATTGTAACTTCGTCTGTTTTAAAATTACCGTTTTCATCCTTTACATATGCTTCTGATCCAAATGGTACCGCTCCGCCTTCCGCCATAGATTGAGCTAATACAGAATTTCCTATTTTGTTAGACAATTCTGCACTTTCAGCAAATCTTCTAATGTTAGAGGAAATATTATTATTTGTTATGTACAGCTCTTTAAACTTATCAAATTCTTCTTGTATGTTAGCTCTGCCCTGTGGGTCTAAATTATTAAAGTTATCTAACCCTTTTTTCTTCCTATAAAATTCTTCAGTTGTCATTGAAGCAGCCTGACTTTCTGGACCACCTTGTAGATTGCTTATTCCTAAACTAGATTGCAGTTCTTCAGGAAACATAATAAAATATTCATTTCTAGTTGTAGGAGCAGTTTGGCCTTCATCTACTGTTCTAATACGTTTGTTTATCTCATTAGTTAAACTAGTAGGGCCTTTTTGTAGTAATTCAAGAACAGTGTCACCAGTTATTGACACATCGGTCTTAGTATACTGAGTAACATTACTTAACGCAGCTTCATTCCAAGCAAATGCAGAAACACTATATTCGCTGCCGCCTGCGTTTGCAGAAAAATCTATGTTAGCAAGTTTTATTGGAAATACTCGTCGAGCTAATGCCCCGGCGCTATGCGGCTGTCCGTCATCGCCAAACCCTTTAAAATCAATAATTAATGCGTAAGGCGCTTTTAAATAATCACGGTGTCCAGCTTGTAATGCAGCTACCATCATTGATTGCAAAAACAATCCCATACTGTATGGCTCGTTTACTTTAAAGGAAAATGAAGTTGCATTTGAAGTTCGAGTTTGTGTAGTAGGAGCAATAATTGCTTGCATTTCTACTTCATCAATAAAATATTCTAATTTAGCTGTACTTGTTTCATCGGCAATAAGTGCCTTTGTTGTTCCGGAACCTTCGCCTCCAGAACGTAGCACAGTTACTTCTGGTGTGCCGCCATTCCTGTATGTACTTTCTGGAAAATTTAGTTCGTTAGTGCTTAAACACGCAAGAGTTATATTATAGTTAAAACTTGCAAATGTTTTTAATACATTTTCAGTAGCACCAAGTACCGAATTAGGAGTAATGTTTGTTTTTTGAGGCAGTACTTCGTCATAACTACCAGTGGTATCAGTGTCAGGAGTTAGTGCTTGAGTAGCAGAAGCTTTTAGGTCTTCAACTGAGTCTTGGGCCTTAGTAATAACACTAATAGGGTTACTAAGGCTAGCTTTTACACTCTTCTCTAACTCAAGATATCCATCAGATGCAGTTCTTGATGCATATTCAGCTAATGCTCCTGGTATTTTTGTAAGTCTATCGGCCATTTAATTAATATCCTAAAAACTGTTGTAATTGATTTTGTTTTGGCAAGTATATTTTTATTCCCGGTACTAAGTCAAATACTGGATCTTTTAAAATATCCATATTTCTTTGTGCAAATACCCACCAAAGTTTTGATGTTCCGTAAACTGAATATGCTAACAAGTCAGGCCTGTGTGTAAATTGAGGCTGTACTTCATAAAGTACATCGTCGTCTTGTTTTGGTACTGGCCTAATTGTTAGTACATCTAAGTATTGATTATTTTTTATTTTTGTTTTAGCCCAAGGGCTTTGTGATCCGTATGATGCCATTAGATAAATCCTGATCCGTTACCGCTGCCGCCTAAGTAGCCGCCGTTAATAAATGAAGTTAAACTAAACTGCGATGTTTTAGCTCTTGAGTATATTGGTGTAACTGTAATTGATACTTGACTCTGTACTGGTGCCCATCCTGCTTTGCCAGGAATAGTTTTATCTACACCACCGTCTTTTAGGCGCACGTCACCAGTAATTTGTGTTTTAATATAGTCTACGTCTGCTGGTAAGTCAACTGTAAAATTTCGTATTACTACAGGCACGTTAGGAAATACAAAATCTCCATATCCAGTTAGTTTCACAATTGGGGGCGGAGCTCCAGCATCGCTGTCTGTGCCGTAATTCATTTTTGTTACACTTCTTAGATAATGAACCATTGCTGTCCAGTACTGTGCATCTTTAGCGTTTTCACAGAAAAAGTCTCCTGTAATTACTAAATCTTCAATTTGACTGTTTTGGTATTGCGGAAAAGGATAATTACTATGTGTAGGAGATAATGCATCATAATTAGCAGTGTGTTGAATTAATATTGTAGGAGTGTATGGAAAAACTAAACCGTTGGTTTCTACTAGAGGCTTTAAAATTTCAGGTGCGCCGAACGTGCTCGGTATACTTAACTTGACTCGCCAGTCGTTAGTTGCTTGTTTAGTGCCAGCTTTTACTTGGGTTTTTAATTGCGGTTGTGAACTTGGGCCACCTAAAAGTGCTTTTAATAATCCGCCGGCGCTGCCTAGTCCAAGACTATCAACTGCGGAGTTAATAAGATTGCTTTTTAACCCCTTAGCTTTATTTTCTAAATCACCTGCCAAGTTTTCAACGTTAGATTGTACAATACTTTTTAAATTTGGTTTTAACATAATGGTAATCTCCTACAAGTATTTAGTTGACAAAATTATGTACGTAGTTTATAATAGAGTAATAACCAGGAGAAATCAATGAGAAAAGTAAATTATCTTAATAATAAAGATATGTTAAAAGAAATTCATAAGTCAAAGACTAGATTTTGTAGTTTTATTGAACCCGAATACAACCAGTATGATATCATTTTACTTGATATTGACA